CAACTGGATTATATGCTATCAGCGCATCAAATTCGGTTGGGTTATTACCACGATAAACAAATATGTAGTCGCTGCCCTGGCTGCTTACATTCATTGCCTGTGACACTGTAGCTGCGGTGCTCAATGATGTAACAAACATCAGTATCCAACAAAATAAAAGTTTCATGTTTTGAACCAATTGTACTTTTTCAATTCACATAGCAGGTTGTCCGACGATGTATTGTTCCATACTGCGGCCAGACTGACAAATCTTTGCCAATCACGTGCATAGTTATCATTGCCTTGCTGCCAGGCCTGATACATGTGTAACAGATGTAGCTCGCCCATTATCTCTTTGCTACTCCAACGTTTTGAAGTATACTAATCACATTCCCGCCAACACTGCCGTCACCAATGATAGTTGAAGCTGCAACATCGTTGTGGCTAATTGCAACCGTGGTGTTTGATGCATAGCCTTGTGTTTTAACTTCGGCATAGTGCGTATTTTCAGTATTACGGAATGCTATACCTTTGCCACGATTTTGTATTGCTGATTCAGACGGATTATCCCAACTGACACACACGCTAGTTGCTGAATTGCAACCAGCTTTTACTGCCATATCTTCTAATATTAAAATTCGTGCGTGTTCAAGATCTTCTCGCTTGTCTGATACTGCCTGTGCTAATCGACGGGCAGCCTCTGTTTCTAATGCTTCCAATTCTTCGTCACGTTTAGTCTTACCCGACACGTCACGAAGTACTCGGCCAACTTCTTTGGGCTGTGCAAGTATTAAATTATTGTTTAGTTTACTTTCAACAGTCTGCATAATAAATGCAGTAGATGGCGCTACAGAATTGCTTATAACGTATGTGGCCTGGAACGGATGTGACAATAGTACATCGCCTGCCCCAGTTGAAACAAGTATCTCGCCAACTCTACAACGATTCTCCTCAAGCTCATATGTCTTAACATCAATTTGATCTTTGCAACTTGGTAGCAGCACCACAAGGCTACGACCAGTCTCGTCAACTGTCATTGTAAAGTCTGTGCCGCGAACTGCAATATTTGCAGTGGGCGTCTTAATGGAAACTTGTTGTGGATTTTGTTTGGCAATTTGTCCCGACGCATAACGAACAGTGCCCATGCCTACTCGCATTACCAACTTGCCCGCATCACCCTTCTTTGGATCGTACACAAAGTCGTCGATTACCAAGCGACTATTTTCTGTTATCTTAACCTTGGTATCATCTTTGAATACAATATCGCTAACACACCCGCCAGTGCGATATGTGTCCATGCTTTCAACTGCGGCACCTTTAAGTCCAGATAATTTAGATGAGCCGCGCTCGATTTCACAGCTGGTTCCTTTATTTTCTGACACTGCACCAATAGCAGGCCCTGCATGAAGTGGACTGTGACTAATAAGCAACAATGCAATTAGCAGTAGCTTCATAATACTTAACGAGGATTGACGATAGCCGAGCTACTTGTTCTAACAACAATTTGATTTGAATTGCCAGCAGTGGAAATATTAACAGTGGTGTCGATTGTACCTTGCTGTTGAGTAGTAATAGTATTAAAGTCTCCAGCAACTGTTTGAGTTAACAAATGTCCACGTGCGCCTGAAATGTCCACTTGTTGAATGTCAAGTGTATTGTTTCCACCCATAATTGTCACAGTACTTGATGCATTGCTGCTCTTTATCTCTTTATTAACAATGTTTGTATTTCCTGTAATTGCCAATGTACTTGTAATATCATTACCCACTAATGTTTGTGTAACAGTGTTAGTATCACCAATGATGGTTTCGGTTATTGAATTGCGCAGATTGTTTGTATTAGCATCGCCAGCATCTAACTTTGTCTTGTTTCCACTGCCGGTCATAACCAATGAATAAATGTTGTCTGTGCCTTTGATATTGTACTGACTCAAATTGCCGTCGCCAGTTTGACGTAATGTAAGTGTGTTGGTGTTGCCAGTGATTGTGCCATAGTTGGAACTGCTGGGTGTAGCATTTGCTGTTCCGCCAATGTTGTTTGCATTGCCAACTTGCTCAATTAAAATATTGTTGCTGTTACCAATTTGCTCAATGTAAACACTATTTGCGCCAGTGGGCGTTGTTACTTGTGCCAGTGCCATGCTGCCATAAAAAGCAACGGCACATACTGCAATGTATCTGTGTAGTTTAATTCTTTCAAACATAATATAAGTTCGCGAAATGTTAAATTTCACGCTCCTCTGGGCTATGCCCTTAGACTCTGAATCGCCAGAGTATATAACATACAAGCAAGATCTATGCACAAGATCTTACTTTATTGATTCTTTTGCGAATCCCCAATGCCCTTTACGAGCGCCTTCTTTAATAGTATCTACAACAGCGGCTTGAATAGCAACAGACACTGCTTTATTGATACTTTCATTTACACTGGTTCCGACTTCTGCTTCGACTGCCTCGGTTCCTACGTTGACAAACTTTAATACTCCCAGTTTGTCCATATAGCTTAATACTGTTTTTGTAATTGTAACCGACGTTAACACTTCGCCGGTACTTACACTCACTGTTCTAAGAACTATTGTAACAGTATCACTTTGGTATTGAGTTGATGCGCCAATGCCCAGTAATCGAAATCCATTGCCGCCTGTTAGTGTATTTGAATCATAACCAATTATACCGCCTTCCATAATGATTCCAGCGAAAATCATTGGTGGTAACAACTTTGCATCTTTACCCTGATACTGCTCACGCATCTGGCGAATCATCTGACGCTCTTTAATTAAATTTTCTAAGCCAACACGTTCAACAACAATGAACCATTTTTTATCACTGCCAACGTCCTGCAACGACTTAATTAAAAAGTTCTCTGCTCCTTGTGTCACAGCCGAACTTAAACTTGCAATGTTAGTTAAACTTTTACGTTGCCCTGTTAGGTCTTTGAAGCCATATACTGCAACAGTTAATGGACCACCAGCTGGTCCTGCTAAGTCGCCGCTTTGTTGTTTTAGATATATGTTCTGTTCTACCACAGGAGCATCAAATTGTTCATTGGTTAGTTTTCCTTTAATAATAGATGTTGACGCACACCCGCTTACTAAAAGCACTGCTAATAAGGATACTATAAGTTTGATCATATTAAAATGCAAACGTACCGCTTGGTACCTTCATAATAGTAACCTGAGAACTATCGGTTAGATTCTGGATAGTGATTACAATCATACCAGTGTCTGCACCTACGCCAAGTTTCCAAGTAATGTTATTGCCAGCAATATCAGGAATCTCTCCGCACACTGCGCCAGCAGTTGCACTGGTGCAAGCTGGAGTACCAGCTGTTCCAAATAAGCTATCAGTTAATTGTTTTGCTAATTGCGAGTATATGCGGGCTTGTAGATTGGCAACGAACTGTGCCTGTGGATTTGTAGCAGCATCACGCTCGGCCTGCGCCTTCAATGAATCTGCTACATTTTTGTTATTTTGCTTGCCTTGGTCTTCTAACTGTTTAATAGTTAATATGTGAGTACTGTAACCAATTCCGGAAAACGACGGGCTATTGAATCCATGTTGCAACTCGGCAGCATAGCCACAAATTGGGATTAATAGTAGTAATAGAAGTTTTTTCATGAATGTCCATATACAAAAGTAGAGTCATACTCAACTACTATTTATGGAATTCACTGATTTTGGTTACTTCAACTCTCGATTGGTGCTAGTAACAGTCATTGCAGACTTGTCCTTAGGCACAATTTTCTTAGGCTGCGGTACTGCAACAGTAGCATCACCGTCATCTGCTATATCGGCTTCTTTGGCACCATTCTTGAGAATCTTGAAGGTAAAGTTGCCCTTACCCTGCGTACTCATATATGCTTTACTAGCATCAAGTAAAACGCCTGTAACAGTTTCGCTTGGGTATACCGCATTGAAGTTGTCAATGCTGATTGTGTCCTTGGTTTCGGATGTATTTGTGTACATCTGCACCAATGCACTGTGGTTTAAAATGTCAGACGCAGCATTGCCAAAGTTTGTATTGGCATTAACGTGAGCAGCAACTTTATAAGCAATAGCACTGATCATGTGTTCCATTGGAATAATAACACGCATATCACGTGCCTTGCGTCCATTGTACAATGTTTCTAATGCAGTGTGGCCGGCCCAATCAATTTGATCATCGGGACCATACTTCTTTAATGTCATTGCAAATGTAGCATCATCGGGACTGATCATTTTGTAGTCTACTGCTAGTTTTAACGGAGCACCAAAGTGGCCTTTAGCATCAATGTCCTTTAGAATCTCAACGACTACTTTGTGCTTTTCAAGCAATACTGCGCCTTTGGGAGCAACCTTTAATTCGTTAATACTCTTTAGCAAGTTAACAACACTTGCACTTGCACCGCTTGCACCCTTGCTTGACAACTTAATTTGCTTACCTTCGGGGCTAACCAACAAGCTGTCATATAAGCCACCTGTTACGCTATTATTGAAACTGATAGTGCTACCTTTGTAGCCCCCGCTGCCAAAGAAGATGTCAGCAGCTTCCCCGGCATTACCTTTGATTGGCTTGTCCATTAGCAATGCCATTGGCTGTAGCATTTCGCAGAAGTAGTCGCGAAACGCTGTCATGTTTATGTTTCCCTTGGGGAATGTAATAGGAAATTTGCTGGCTTTTAAAAATGCGTTCAAAGCAACAACTTCATCGCTTCCTTGGCCAAACTTGGTAATAATTTGTCTAGAGATAGAATCAACTGTGTTGTCTTTGAACTGTGTTAATACTTCGCTGGGCTTATAGCCTGTATTTTCTTTTTGTCCTGCTTTGCTTTGGTACTTAAAGCCGCCGGGAATGTCTTTATGTTGCCAATCGTTTTGTACACGATTAGGACTGATTGTTCTGTAATAGCGTCCTAGGTAATACGCTTTCTTGTTCTCGTCAGTGAATGTAGCAATGGCAAAGGCCAACATACCAGAATTGGTATTGTTGCTCCAATGAATATTTTTACCCTTACCTTGTGCAGCAATCTCTGCTTGCATTTCTTCAGCAGAAGCAAATTGGCCGCGCTCCGGAAAGAAGTCCAAACTTTGGAATGTAATTACATCGCCTTGCGGATTCTTAAATTGCTCACCAGGAACTCGAGCCGCTAAACCACGACCCTCAATTAACACTTCAATTCTAGTTTCAAATATATGACGTAATAACATTTTAAATCTCAACTCCATCGCGACCTAGTGTTTCTCTGGCATCTGCTAACAACGCTTCGCGTTCGGGATTATTTTCTAGTGCTGCAAGTACAGCTTCTACACTGGTTAAACTGGTACGATCCGCACCTGCTCCAAACAATAACTTGGCAATATGATCTGGATCGTCACCGTTGTCAACTAACTTCTTAGTCGCACGATCAATTAAGCCAGTAGTTGGATTCCAAGTGAAGCCTAGTACTTTAGCAATGCTACTTAGTAGAATTTGTTTGTGGGCGCCGCGGTACTTGCTGTGCGGATCAGCAGCCATTGCAAACTTTGCAAACTCCAAATTGGGCACAAACATAAAGTCAGTTTGTACATAACCACGTTCAGGACTGCCACCAATTGGTGTTTTAAAATGTACACTGATGCCAGACTTTCGAATGAATGCTTTTGAATCTTCACCGTGTTGTGATGTCCATTGGCTTAGCTTGGCAACCAATTCTTCTTTGGTAACGCCTGCTGGCATACCAATATCCAAGTCGCCGCTTGTGGGAGTCTTGCCAGTAGTACCTAGCGCATGTTCAAAATGCGGGATTCCTGTAATCTTTTCAAGAAAGCGGATAGTTGGTTCTACATCAGCTTGATTGATGCGCTGTGTTAGTTCTTCGCCTTCTGCACTCTTGAAAACATTACCGCCTTCGACGATAATGGTATTGTCACCATGATAAAACTCCACGACTGTATTTGTTTCCGTATTGACACGGGCCCAACGTCCGTTTACTTGACGCAGGGATTCATATACAGTGACTCGTGGAGTGATATCGGTTAAAAACATTATTATGCCTTAGGAGCCTTCTTAGCACGTGGTGCTTTAGGAGCAGCCGGCTTTTTGGCACGTGGCTTCTTTTCAACTACAACTGGCGCAACTTCAGTAACTGTTTCGGCTACAACTTGCACTTCGACTTTATACGGAGCCTCGACTGCTGGTGTAGTACCAAACCCAAATAGCTTCTTTAAAAATGATAACATTTCTTTTCCTTTATTGATGGCTCAGAATCATCTAAAACCGTGTATTATATTTAGTTTTTTTGCTGAACTTGTAGCAGTTCAAAACGACCGCCTATCGCATTGCAACTTGCATGTAATCAGCAAAGTTATCTTTGCGCTGTTCTAAACCACGCATACCCGGGTTGACTTGTTTTGTAACACTAGTAGTATCTTTAAAGTTATCTACGTTTGGTTGTACACGATGCTTCCAAAACCAAACAGCAATTTTAGCCGCTGTAGCAGGATCTTCTGCTAACTCGGGATGCTTTTCCAATGGTAAGCCTAATTCTTCGCCAGCTTGCTTGTAATTCCAACGTCCTGTGATTTGAATAAATCCACGACCTTTATACTTTGCGCCGTCCCCGACTTGTTTATTACCCAGTGCTTTGGCCTTCTTTGGGGCGTATTTTGGATCATATTTGCGGAAGTCTAAGCTACCGCCAAATTCTGTTAGACGTTTAAAGTCTAGTGTTTCGTGAGCGCATTGCGCCATAAATGCAGCAAGCTCGGAACCTTGGAGTCCAGATGCTTTGGCAACTTTTAATAGTACCCCTTCGAGCGGATTGCTAGTAATTGTCTTGACATCAATTTTCTTTGGTTCTGCTTTTAATGCGGCCGGAGCCGCCGGGCTTGCTTTAGCTTGTGCAAACGTTTTTGGTGCTTCTGCTTTTTTAACTGCTGGCGCCTGTGCTACTACAGCAGTTGGCTCTTTGAAGTAATCCTGTGCCGACTGCTTGGCCATCATGCCACCCATGCCGCCTGCGGCAATGCCACCTGCAATGGCTAAGTTAGCAACTGTATCTTTCCAGCCTTCTTCTAAGCCTTCCTCAAATAGTGGCCCAGCAACAATGTTGGTTGCTTTTTCAGCTTGTAGTCCACGTACCAATGCCGCACGAAATTCAGGAGTAATGTCACGGGCACGATAGCCACCGCGAGGGAAAATGTGTACTTCAATAGGAGCATCGCCTTCTAGCTTTTTAACGGCTGTCATACGATTGCGACCTTCGTGCCCTGCAACTTGTGCAGTCTTGGAATAGTCGCCGTCATCCCATTCCTGCGGGATTTTAATTTCTAAGAATGGAGCACCAATGGCACCACCGTCGGCAATGTATTTTTCTAGTTCAGCACTGTGCTCTTGTCCAAGCGGAGCAGCCAGTCGTAGGAATGTGCTGGGCTTCATCATAACACGCAGACCAAAGTAGTCTACATCTTGGTTATAAGGAACTGCTCCAGCACCTTGTTGGTTGTCAATTTTGACTTCAGATAATAGTTCACGTAAACGCATCAGATATTTACCTAAAACGAGTTTACGGTAACTACTTGCTTGTTCTTATCTTTCAGGTATCTGAGACTTGAACTTTGATAGCAACACCATTATTTTGGCAATGCTGTCGTTGTAATATTTGACAGTGCTGATTTTGTCAAACATTGGTGGATTCATTCCGCTCAATTGTGCAATTTGCTCCGCACCAATTTTC